CTTGGTTTTCACCGTGCCAACTTTTTTCCCGGGCACATAGCCGCGATCGCCAAACTGGTGACGGGCCGCGTAGGGCGTTGGATTGCTCAGCGTAGCTCCCGTGTCGCTCACCGACAGATGGAATGAATGCCAGAGCAGGCCGCTCTTTTTGAGCGTAGCAGGCGAGCCGTCTTTCTTCGCCGGCCAGGGCGTGGGACGGTACTGGGCTCCGGCGGAATTGAAGTTGCCCGTGGTGAGGCTCATCAGCGCCATTCCCATGGAACGGAAGACGGGCGCCGGATGATGGGCCACGCTTGCCATGCCCGAAAGCTTCGGTGAGATGTCGTTGCGGTTGATGGTGAACTTGACGTTCGCCATGGAGGATCACTCCTCCCAACTGAGGTCGCCGAAAACCGCCTCCACCTCTTGGCGAGTCAACGGGCTTCCGCGATTGGTTGCCTTTTGCAATAGATCACCAAAGCGGGCGGTTGTGACAATGGCGGGATGGCCCACTTCGTCAAAGTTGTCAAACTTCTCCGAATAGGCGTCCACCTGCGCTTCATTGGCGATGGCGATCATAGTTTCAGGATCTGGCGGACCAGATCTGTTACCGCAGGAAACAACTTAGCAAATTCCGCGTCTTTGTCAACGATTGCCGTCCATGCATGGGTGAAGGCTTCCATGAACCCATAGCGCCTCATATACATACGCGAATGCCCCAATCCATATTCCCCGCGAGAAATACCCATGATCGCATCCGTAAATCGAATGACGCGCCGTCTGGCGGACAGTGGAAGCGCCTCGGAATATTCGCCATAGCCCAGCGCTCTGGAAATGTGCTTTAATGAGGTCGATCGTCGTGGAGAAAATTCTTGCTGCCAATTTGGCCCGGCCATCTGCTCCGCCCACTTTTTGAATCCCACCACATCCCTGGCTGCCGCCTCAATGAACCTTGGATCTGTGTGGGTATAGGTCAGCGTATTGGTCTTGTAATGGAGATGATGGCCGATCTCGTGGACGGCCGTGTCTGGAGTCCCGGACCAATCGGTCGGATTCTTGCGCATATAAACGCGCTGTTCCGTCGGACCGTAATGTGCCCTCCCGCTCCACGGCTGGACGGAGAGATCTTCCATGTAGGGCGCAACCGCGGCAGGCAGTGCTTGGACTTGATCCACCACTTCCCTGCTGAACTTTGCCGCCGTGAATCGGTCGGCAAGCTGCCGTATCCCATCAGGAACGTTTGATTACGCCGGCGCCGGCGCCTCCGTCTTGGCAGCGGTGCGGCGTTTGCGGGTTGATTTGACAGGCTTCTCATTGAGCCACTGCCAGATCGTGCGGCCCGGCTCGATCTCCTGATTCTTGGCCCAGGCTTCGAATTGAAGCCAGATGCCCGGATCGTAATGGCTCTGCAGTTGAGTGATGGGCAGCCGTAAATTATCCGGGTGCCATTGAAATGCGACCGCGCCATCCGGCCCGTCGCTGGGCGCTGTGACGTCGAAACGCCGCCCCTCGCGCATGAGGGTTCCGTGCTCGAGCTGGTCGCGGACTGCCCCTTCGATCACGTTGTGGTCTTCCGGATTCTTGTCGGCGTCGGCCGCGCGCTCTTCATCCACCTGATCGGAGTTCATCGAGCGCGTTAAACACCGGCAGCCCCATTCCCAGGGCGGAAAGTGCTTTGCCCAGAAGGGATCATCCTTGGGAAGCACGACCCCATCCAATGCCGCGTGTGAATCCCTCACGCGATCATCCTCCATCGTCAGGTATTGGAGATGCGTCGTGTCCGGGTCCTTCTGGGCCGAACGCCAGAATGCGCCCTGGAAAGCCTGGAAGCCGTGAGTGCGCAAGAGCATCTCCGCCCGGACCTGAGCGCCGTCGCCAAGGTAGGGGTCCAGATCCTCGACAATCTGCTTCTTGGCATCGTCCCAGGTCTGCCCCGTCGCGATGCCGGCGATGGCGTCGCGAATGCGCTGCAGGGTGTTGGCTCCCTCAATGCCGGTGACCGTAAAAGCCCTGGCGCGAAGTTCCGGGAGGAGCTGGTCAAATACGCTGCGGGTTATCGCCGGCTTGCCGCGGATGAGCGCGGCAGCCTCCTCATGCGGGGCTTGAAGGGTAAAGTCCTGGTCCACTTGCTTCACCCTTCGACGGCGCGCGCGGCTCCGGCGGCGGCGCAGATCTGCAGCGCGGCATCAAGTTCAGACGCCAACCGTTCCGGTGACCAGTCAGAGTAAAGGGCGTGGAGTTTGGCCAGGCATTCCTCTTTGGAATTGCTGCTCAGGATCGCCTGGCGGAAGGGCGCCATCGCCCCCTTGTATGCCGCGACAAGAGCTTCCTTGCGCCTGGCAACTATCCCGTCCACGGGATCATGGCGCCGTGGGCCTCCGCCGGCGCTGAAGCAAATGAGCCGGCCAAGGCCATCCCGAGTGGAGAGCGTTTCCGCATCATCCTCATCCGGTCCCTTGGGGCCGGCCGCAGGATCGTCATCGAGTGGGGCGGGGACCGCTTTGCGCTGCCATTGCAGCCCGGTCTTTTCATCCACGACCGGCATCGATTCGTCCGTAGGCTCCAGTCCAGCCTCGCCCATTGTCTTCAAGAGCGCGGCAAAAGTCGCGGCGTCATCGATGCTCAGGCCTCCCCAGACAATTCGAATCGAACCTGTGAGCCCGTTAAACTTCTGGAAGTTTCGGAAGAGCTGTTTAACGAGCGTTTCGCCCAGCGTCTTTTCATCAAACACGCGGATATCCTCCCGGATGTTTTCCGTCGTGGTCGCTTCACCGGCGTTCAGCCCCGCCGGCTTCTGTGAACTCTTATAGCCCGTGATGTGGAAGCTGATGGCGTCGTTGCAGACGTCGTGCCAGATTTTATGTCCCTCCGCCCCGCCCTGCACCATCGCCTGCTGCAGCTCCACTGAATCATCATCTCCGATCACCAGGCCGCCGATCTTTGTGGCCAGGTTGAATGCTTCGCGCAGGAAATCGACAGCCTGCGGATCATCGACATTGGTCTTGCCGACCGGGAAGGGCGAACCGTAACGCTCCATGAACCGGGCAAACCAATCACGGCCAAGGCCGCGCAAGAGCCACCAGGCCGAAATCGCGCGCATTGGGCCACCCCAATTGTCGCGCTGATCGGTGATCAAATGGCCGCGATGGACAATGTGCCGCGTGGAATCAAGTTTGCTCGCGTTGCTTGCATCATAGATGATGCGGCCTGCTTCATCGATCGGCCACAGGCGCAGGAAAGGTTCCCAATCATCCAGATTGATCATGTACCACGGAGAGGTGCCGACTTTCCATGTGGATTGCTGGGCCTCTTTCATCAAGCCGGCCTGCTGGATGGGCGAGGCGGTCCCCAGGCCGACGCCCCCGACAAGGTAGGCGTGCCGGTAACAGAAGAGCATGGGGTTGACAGGCTCCAGTCGTTTGAGTGTGTATTGGAGACGCAGCTCGCCTTTTTCCTCGCCGACAGAAAACCGCACCGGCGCGGCATTTGCCGGCTGGAAGATATTCTCCACGATCGCCACGGGCCATTGGGAGGCTCCGAGTAATGCGGAAAGTCCGGCACCCCAGTTTTCGCAATCCTCGACGGCCTGCAGGCACGCGGCCGCCGCGGCGATGTCCTCCCGGTTTTCCTTGTCCCTGGGCAGGATCACCAGGGGCTCACCCAGGACGGCTAACTTGCGCTTGCCCAGTTCACCCTGGATATGTTCATCGCCAAGCAGGGCATCGCGGTAGAATCGGAAAAGGGTCGTTGGATCGCCATTTTCGGCCTCCCGGATCGCCTCCTGGATCGTGCTGACCTTGGCATAGCTGGAAATGTTCGACGGCTCAAAGCGGGGTCCAAGCCAATTCTGGCGATGGATTGGAGGCTTTCCCACCAAGATCCTGACCGCATCCCTCGTATTGTTGACCAGTGTTTTAACAATGCTCATTGTCACCTTTCGTCAAATGCCAGCCGCGGCAGAGCGGACAGGCGTAAGCTCTCAATCGTTCGGGTCTGCCGTGCCGGCCCCGTTTGGTTTTAAATTTGTTCATCGCCGTTTGCGCGTCGCGCTTGTCCGCGTACCGGGTCTTGTCGCTGCACATGCGCGAATAGAAATCTCCACCGGGCCGCCGTTCGGTGCATGGCGGATCCTGGTGAAGCTCCGAGATGTCCGGATGGGTCTGCATGCTGAAACCTCAAAAATGGCCTTCCGCGAACCGCCCGCTCCCGAAATGAGGGGCAAGATTCGGCCTGCCGCCGAGCTTCGCCGAGGGCAAGGCGCCCCCCGATTCAAAATCGGCTCCCTCGGGGCGGTGTGGCAGGCAGCAACGCCGCTCAGGGCAAATCAGGTTTCTCATAAACCGACTCCTTGGTAGGTTCCAATCCCCGCCGGTTTGGCAAAGGTGCAGGTGTCACCCTTGGAGACCAAAGCCCATTCGGCCTGCTTGCCGGAATCGAAGGTGTCACCGTGTTTGCCGTCCGGATCCGGAACGCAGATATACCGGCCGCCGTCCTTCATGGTGAGCCGGTGATCGTCCTTGAAATATTTATCCGGGGGCAGCGAGTAGCACCCGTCATTGACCGCCGTGCTGTAAAGATCTCCCAGGTATGTCTTGTAATTGGTCGGCTCAGTGTAACCGGGTGGATGGATCGAGCCGCCGCCGATCACCAATTCGACCGCAATCTTGCCGCGCAGATCGTCAGCCGTCTCCTCAGCAGCCAGGCGTTCGTTGCTGGCATCGATGCAGAGCCTCCGGGCCGGGCCGCCGGTCTTCCGGGCTCGGACGATCCCGATCAGGTCCTCAAGACGGGCGCTCATTACCACGCGCTTTTTGCTTTTGAACACCGCAACCAGTCTCTGAAATCGTTCCGTGCCGATCTTCTCCGTCACCGTCACACTCGACGGGTTGCTCAATTCTCCCGTCGTGCTGGCCACGTCGAAGCCCATGCCCACTTTGCCGTTCTTCAGCAGGGACCGGAGCAGCTCGCAGGCGCGGCGCCAATCCGCATCGCTTTCGACATAAACGAACGCGCACTGGCCGGAGCCGCGGCGCTGGGCGGTCAGGAGGGCAATCAGATCAATCACCGCCGCGCCACCGGGCTTGTGGTTCAACGCGTAGGTGGCATCCCAGCCAAGTCTGAACTGTGGGAATGTCCTGCATTCCTCATACGTCATCGCCTTGCCAGCGTCGTCAAAGAGTTCATGGCCGGCCGCGTATGCGTCCTTTAATGCGACGCGGTGCACCAGGATCCCCTGTTGCCCGATGTAAAGGTGGCCGGATTGATTGGCGGGAAATTGTTCTTCCTCCGAGCTGCTGGTGATTTCGCGCGGCATCGTCATTTCAAAAAACGGATGCCGGTCGTTCATGCAAAGGTTGGAGGCGTAAACCATCTTCAAGTCCGGCGTGTCGCGCATCATGGGATCGGTGGCAACCCGCAGCTCATTTTCGAGATTGGCCGGCGTGTAACCCGCCTCATCCCGCAGGACCAGGGCGCGCCAGGACCGGGCGGTGGCCGGGTTGGGCGCAATCACCTGCTCGCGGGAATAGGACGTGCGATCAAAGTAGAGGCGCAACTCCATCCGGCTTGATTGGTAAAGCTCGGCAAAATCCTCCGCGGTCATTCCCGTGAGAACCTTGTCCTTGCCGGAGTCGGCCACTTTAAAGTCCAGGCTCTTTTCGCCTGCGCGCGCTTCGAACACCTCCCGCACTGCGGCCGCCTCCTGCGCCACGACCATCGCCTGCTCGGCGGCGGACAGGGTCACGCCGACCAATTCCTTTCCCAGGAGCAGCGAGGCGGATGCGGCGATCACCATTCGCCCTGGCTCTTTGCTCATCTCGTCAAAGGCGATGCTTCCGAGCGTGGTGGATTTGCGACAGCGCCGCGCCCAGAACAACACGATCTGGCGGATCTTGCGGACTGCGACTAGCGCAACCTTCTCATACTTCCTGCGCTGTCGCTTTGGGGCCATCGATCAAGTGGGGATCTGAACCTCGCCCGTTTTATCCAGAGCGTCCACGTCCTGGAATGCGGCCTTGCGCATCGCGGCGATTTTGTCCGTGTGCGAAAGAGTGGAGTTGGCGATCTGCTCGGCTTTGAGGCGGATGGCTTCATCCAGCATTTTACCGGATGCGATCAGTTCAAACTTTTCCCGATCCAACCGCAGGGATTGCGCACTCAGCCCGAGGCGCTCCTGATTCTGGTCCAGCTTGATGCGATCGTGGTCTCCGCTTCGCACCCGCCGCAGGGCCAGCGAGACCTGGTCAACGGTTTGGGCGATCGCCGCCAGTTTTTCGGCGGTCTTTTCATCGTCGCCCCCTGAGTCGGATTTCAACCTGGCCAGCCCTTCGAGCACCTCAAGGATCTGCCCGGAGAGGATGGCCGCGGCGCCCTCGGTGATATTGCCCCCACTGGCCTTGGCCAGCTTCACGCTCCATTGGGCAATCTCCCGCGTCTCCTCGATGGAATCCCGGCGCCGGCTCCAATCTTCGAAGCCGCCATGGCGCCATTCGGAAATATTGTTGCCGTCGATCGGCCCGGCCGGATTGCCATCGTTGAAAGTAGCCAGGACGGATTTGACTTCCGGCAATTCATTCAGCCAGCCGCAGATCTTGCGCGCCGTCAGGTTCTCAAGCAGCCGGCGGTTGATCTCCTCGCGGATGGCGAGGGGCAGGCGGGCAATCTTTCCACGACGCGTGGTCATCAATAGTCTTTCGGCGGCCAATGCCAGGAATTTTCCAACAGGCCAGCCGGATCGCAAGGGAGCGACGACATCGAAAGGATTTGGCCAAGGCCGTCATTGTTTGCGTCAGGAAAGATCGTTGCTTGAACGCATGAGCTGCCATCCCATATGCGCGTGATGATGGCCGGGCGGATGATCACAGCCCCGCGGTTATCGCGGAGGACCGCGTGGACGATTCTGCCAATTGTCGGGGTCATGTTACGCCCCTCTCGAAAGCCAGCACTCCAGCGGCGGTTGCATTCCAATACTTCATGCTGCCCAGGCTGTCCGTTTCACTTTTGACCAGGCCAAGACCCGCAAGAAGCTCGAGCGCGGCGATCACGTCGGCGTCTTCCAGCGTGAAGTCCATCTCGATCGCGGCACGGCGGCGGATGGCCTGCGGTGGCAGCGCGACGGGGTGGCGCGTCGCAAGAATGTCAAGCACCACATGCCGCAAGTCCTCTCTCTGCTGTGCGCTGTTCATATTCAATGCTTGATCGCGCCCTCGATTCGTCCCAGCGCGCGTTCGATCTCCTGAAAGTAGCGGTGCATCGTGTCCCGGGTCGCGGCATCCTCCAGCCGCATGGTCGTCCAAACATCGGCGATATCTTTCTCCCCCTTGTTCAAGCGCACGTAAATCGTCGCGTAATTCTCCTTGGCCCATTCAACGCTGATAAAACCGTCCAGCTTTTTCTCAATGGCCACGACGCGTGATTCCACCGCATTGAGCGTGGATTCAAGTGCGCGGTTGGGTGGCTGTTGTGGCTTGCCTTTCAACCGGTCCATGAGCAAGAGCGCATAATAAACCCCGCCGCTCAGTCCCAGGACCATCACACATACCCAGCCCACGGCCTGGTAGGAATCCGGCGGGGGCAACAGTGGAATGGGCTGAGCGAGGATGAGTGGGATCATACTGTTGTGATGGAGTGTGTGTTAATCAGCCGCTGTGAACGCCAGATCAGTCCAGGGGACACCTGATAATCCAGGGTGCGCGCGAGCAGCGGCCGGCCAATCTTCTCGGTGCGGGAATAGACCTGCCGGCTGCAAAAGATTTTCCCGGTGTCCCATTTGTCCTGTTTCTGCCGCGTCAGAAAATGCACGCAACCGAAAAAGTCGTAGGGGATTCCGAGATCCCCAAAGGCCAGATATTGCAGAGCCCTGTTCTCATCGGCGCTGAGCGGCTCGGCAAATTCCATGATCCGGACCGTCGTTCCCGGGGTGTGCTGGGCCGAGAGGCTGCTCACATGCCGCACGCATGGCACCCACGCCTCGATCACGGAATCATCGTCGAGCAGGAACGCCGCGTGCGAGAACCGGCTGCTGGTAATCCAGCGGATGGCCCGGCTGACGCGGCCGATCCCCTCGTAAAGGGCTATGCGCATCTGACACGGCCATGGCGCACAGCGGCCGAGCCGACAGACTGAGCCATCCGCGACGGTGGGTACGGCGGCCTGCACTCAATCACTCGGTTATCGCTGTGCACCATGGATTTTGCTCCCGATTTGGTTGCGGCTTGGTTTTGGAATGGATTGACGACTTAGAGCAGGCCGAGGAAGCCGTTGCCGGACCCGAAGCTCAGATTGAACTGGCCACCGATTATGGGGTAATGCTGGCCAGTCTGCCATGAGGCGAACAGTCCAACGCCGGTTTTGGGCGTCATCAGCTTGAACCCGAACAAGCCAAACTCAGCCGCGCCACTTTTCTCCGGCACCTTGTAAACGCCATCGAGGAAGACGCCGATTTTGACATCGTAACTCAGCCAGCCACCTTCCAGGCCGACTCCTTCACTCACGAATGTCCCGGCAATCCCAGCGGTCCGCGTCCGGCTTTCAACCGACGCGAATATGCCGTTGGTCAGGTTGCTCTGGTAGAAATCGTAGCTGGCGCCCAGCTCATTCCCGAAATTGATCTGGTTCTCCCATACTGGGCCAGTCCAGATCAATGCGGACTGATAGGTGAAGTTGGTGTTGCGGCTCGACACATAGCTGCTGAGCGACGTCAGGAGGCCGGTCGGAGTTGGAGCAACCATTGCTGGCGGGTTGGTGGTCGTTTGCGCCATGGCCGGCAGCGCGACGCCGAGAGCCAGCAGCGCGAGAGCCAGCAGGGCGCTGGTGAAAAAGGATCGGAATTTTCGAGTGTTCATGTTTTAACCTCTGTGGATGTTGTGGATGTGGTATCAGGTGGCTGCGGCGTCGGGAGCGGATTGGCCGTGAGATATTTATTGAGGGACCATGCCGCCCCTCCAAGCCAGACAGCGCCGAGTTGGTTCAGGCTGAGTTGGTTCATTGGCAGCCCTATCGAGTTTGCCGTTGCGATGGAGAGCGCGGCTGTCACAGCCGTTGCGCCGCCCTCAATCACCGCCCGTGGAATACCAAGGAGCCAGCGGTCCAACTGTTGCCTGAACGTCATTGCAGCCTTCACAAAAACACACACGCCGGAAACGTGTAAGCGTATCCGGCGCGGATTGCGGGAAGGGCGAAGAAAACTAATTCATGGGCTCCATGAGCGGGTCGCGTACTCAAACTCAATGCGGGTGACTTCGGCATCTGGATCGCAGTCCATGTGCTGGCAAAACATCTCAACGAACTGCCGGGCTGAAAGCTCCGGGAATCCCTCCGCGATCACTTCCCGCTTGGCCATGCGATCCGTGTAAGCGCCACCGATCAGCGCATTGAGGGGTTCCCGGCGCACATACTTAACCCTGATCACTGCCAGCTTTTCGATCCGCTCACCCGGTTTGAGCCCCATGCATTTCCGGCACCCCTGAAGCAGCTCGCCCACAGCGAGGTTCTTCCAACCCAACCGGCGTGTTGTGGTTTTTGTCCGGGCCTTCACTTGATCCGTCGTAATTGAAAAGCTGATGTTTCTCATACTCTTTTCATGACTTCTGGCTATACCTCGCCGCGTGAGGCTTTGTTGATGCGGTATGCGATGCCAAGAATCACCCTTTTTTGGACCTCGCGATCTGCCCCGACATCTACCGCCTCATTTTCGGGCGTGGCCCTGTCGGCCAACGTGGCCGTCTGGCTGTGGAACGTTTGGAACGCCGAGTCTAGTTCTACCAGCAGTTCACAAAAGTCGTTAAGCCGTTGGTCAGTTTTTTTTATTTGCATGTTGCGTGATGGTTTGCGCTGCGGCCATCAGCGCGATGTATTTGGTTTTGGTTCGACGGCGTTGTGGCCACAGCGCCTTTCTCGCTGATATGCCTCTCTCAAGCGCATCCCAAGCAAGTTTGTATTCTTCATCGGAGAGGGCGGGAAAGTAGAGCGCTTTAACAAGCATCATCGGGACTGGCGATATGTAGCTCGCGGATCCCCTAGTCACGCTGCCGGGATCAAAGAATAAAGGGTCCATACAGTTGCATCTCCACAGGTAGAACGCCGCCTCTAGGATTCGAACCTCCACCGCTTTGGCCTGCACGTAGGCCTCCCTGTCTTCGGATTGATATCTTCCTAACGCCCACCGGAAGAATTGCGCTGCCAATCGAGCACAGCCATGCGACGCGCAGTGTTCGGCACTATACATTCCCCAGTACGTATCAGATGCCCATTCATCGCCGGGTACGTTGTGACTGAGCTGGAATTGCAGCCAGAGCTTTTCAATTCTTCGGATGTTCATTGTGCCCCCTCCGGGAATTGTCTCACCTGCAGATCCTGCGGCCACTCGGACGGGTCAGCGCCTTTTCTGTCTTTCACTTTCACGTGCCAATTATCCCACTCTCCAAATTGCGGGTGTGGCACAGTGATTTTGGCTCCAAGCTGCTTTACGAAGCACGGCACGCTCGCGTCTTTGCACTGGCTGACGACGCTGCGGATCCAATCGGCATTGCAGGGCCGGGCGTGCGGTCCGCTCTCGCCGCCGACGATGACCCATTGAACGCATTCGCTGGCGTTGTATTGAGGATGCGCTGGCAACCAGGGGGTGAAGCGGCTGAAATCAATGTCCTCCAGCAACGGTTCGAAGCTCAGGAACCGCACCGCAGCGGGAATCTTGAGTAGTTCAGGAATGCGCCGGTCAGCCTCGGGCTGATTCTCGACGCTGGCACCAATCCAGATGTGCGATGGAACCTTTTGGCCAACAACCCAATCAAGCGCCCACAAATGCAAGGAGGCTCCACGTGATGTGTGATTCTCGGAAGAGTTCTCGATGTGCTTCATGACGGCCGTCAGGCGTTCAGTGAAATTCTCCGGCCTCTTGGTGAGCAACTGGAAGATCAGGTTCGGGCATCGCCGGATCACGTCCAGCATATCGGCCAGCCACTCGATCGGCACTTCATCGTCCAGCCAGTCTCCGAGGGAGAGGGAGAAGACGCGGCGGGTGTGGAACGCAGGAATGATGGAGCCGTGCCGGTGGGTGAACCCAGCCTCGGTGCTGAACGCTTCGTTACAGCAGCCGCAGACATTCGGCTTCTTGTTCCACCGGAGCGGCTCATCGAAGCTCTTAGACCGAACGCGTGGTTTGCCCTTGCCCCACTCGCCTCCCAACCGAGTCGTCACAAGAGTTTCGGCGTAGCAGTTGACACAGCCAGGGCTGACCTTGGTGCAACCGCGCCAGAAGTTGTGTGTTGAATCCGTCCAGACGATATTAGTGCGCTCTCCCATAGAATTGATCTTCCTGGCTTAGATCGTCATCAGCCTTCCCCCATACGCAGTCTCATCACCGACGCGAGCTTGATCCGGTACTTCCCGGGCCGGCTGGAGCCTGGCATCCGCCACCAGTCCTCGCCCTGCGCTAACACGCCTTCATCGCACATGGATTCTATGCGGCGCTGGCTCAGCCCGAGAATCCTTGCGGCGTGGGCCGTTCCGATTTCCTCATCTTGAATCACGGGTTTGCCTGGACGCATCACGAAGCTGCCATCCGGCTGCGGAATCCTGGTCCATGGAGTCGTAATCAATGGGGGCCGCGCGCCAGGACGGTGAATGAACGGACTGACCGGCGCCGGCGCCGCAACCTTCGCTGCTCGCGCCATGCGCCTGAGGGCGCCCAGGCTCGACTTCATCCCTGATATTTTAATTGTTTCAGCCATGGCGTTTGGTTTGTGACTAGATCAATTGCATTTGAGCGTTGACTTTATCCTCGCGCCATCGTTCCCAATCGCTCTGCGGCGCGGCCTCGTAGATTCCCTCACCGTCCTTTGCCCCGGCTACTTTCACCAGGCCCACTTGACAAAGGTCTGTCGTGCGCGGCCGGAACGTCAGCAGGTCAATCCCGCACTGCTCAGCGATCTGGCGCGTGGTTCCCGGGCCGAATTTGACCCATGCGTCATATGCCGCCAACCGCATCCCTTCAAGCGACCCGCGCAGGCCGTGAAATGTTGCATCCCGGAAATCGACGGGGTTCACAGCTTGCCTTTCAAGGCCCGGAAGTTCTCGAACGCCTTCTCGGCGGCGATGATCTCGGCAGCGGTCCTCGCCTCGGTCTTTTGGACACAGATCTCGCGGCCGGTGGAACGGAGCGCCACGGCCTTGGCGCCCTGGTGCCTGGCGCTTCGAGCGCGCGCCATGGCGCGAGCTTCGGCCAGGTCCTCCTCGAAATAATCAGGCTGCCCTATCAGGTTGGAAAACTTGAGGGCGCCTGGATTGCGGCGCTGGGAGGCAATGCCCTGCCGGATGTGCGCGACCACGTCGCGCAGCTCCCGTTCGCCATGCCCGCGCCGTTGCCATTCGTACCAGACTGATTCCCGGTGCATGTCCAGCGGCAGCGTCAAGCCCGTCAATTGGATATAGATAGCGTGCAGGGCAATAATCCGTTGGCGCGTGTCGTCACTCATTCTCGCCTTTCTGTCACGCCGCCTCCTTCACTGAATCGGCCGCCGTCTCCGGCTTTGGCCGGATGAAGAATTGTTCATCGCGGTCGAACTTGATGCCGGCGGCGATCAACTGCATCTCCTTAAACGCCTCCCGGTCATTCAGGAGCGCGTCCTTGTCTGGCTGCGGCTCAGGCTGGCGCACGTAAGCTTTGCCCCAGGACAGCTTGAGCAGTCTGCTGACCACGTCACTCCACTTGAGTTTCTTGGCCTTCTCGACGCGGTAGGGCGTCAGTTCAAAACCGATGACGGCCAGTGTTGTCTCCCGGGACTTCTTGTCGATGAACAGTTCATCGCGGTGCGCCTGGCAGAAATCCAGAATTACGGCCTCAAGATCGTGGATCCCATCGACCAGTCCCTGGATGCGCATCTGATGCTTTTTCTCCAGGGCGACCACCTCGCTGTCCTTGGTTGCGGTTGCTTCGGTGTGTTGAACCTTGAGCCACACGACGGAGGCCACGGCCGCGTCGAGGGCCTCGACTGATGTGATTGAAAGTAGCTTCATTCTTTAGTGTCCTTTCGCTTCTACGTTGTTAAATGCTCAATGCCGTTTGAAGAGGAAAAACCAGCCCCAGACTCCCCAGGCACCGCAGCCAAACGCGGCGGCTGCGATGGAAAAACTGCGCACTCCAAGATCAGCGAGGCTTGCGCCGATGATGTAAGAGGAAACGGCCGTAGCCGTAAGGATTCCGATTTTGGCGAGGATTTTCTTTTGTCGGTGCCTGCGCAATTCGAGGTTGTACTCATCCTTCAATTCAATGAGCGAGTTCATGGATTGTCCTTTTCGTGCTTTCTTGTTTTGGGTTGAGCGCATCAAGCCATCGCCGGACCTCAGCGGCGTAATTAGGTTCGGTGGCAATGAGCGCTTCCACGGTCCGGCAGGCGTGGCTAATGGCGCCATGGTCGCGATGAAACAGGAGACCAAGGTGGCTGCATGGGGCCTGGGTGATCTTGCGCGCCAGCCAAATGGCCAAAAAGCGCGGGTGAACAAAACGCTGCTCCCGGCATGTCCCAAGAAGATCATGCATCGTGATGTCAAAGCCTCGGCAGATCTTGATCTGGATGGCCTTGACCTGCAGGCGGTGCGTGCCTAGCTGCAATTTCGGACCCACTCCAAACATGGTTTCCAGATTTCTCACCCGCTGTTCCATCTCCTCAATTTTTAATTCGATAGTCATAGTGCATTTTCAATCGTGTACTCCGCCGGATTGAGATTGCAGTCCCGGGCGGCCCGCGCGGCGTCCACCTGGCTGTAAAACCGGGTAGCCTCTCCATCGCGCACGACGGAATAGACCTTCCCGCAAAGATTGGTGTGGAAATGGACGGCGTAACGGTGCACCCGGACGATGAACATGGTCGCGGAGGATTTCATGGGGTCATCTCGCGGGCCAGAGCTTGGGTTTTTTTGCGGCCCCGGTTGTTGATCGTGTAAACCAGATTCCAGAGCGCGCGTTCGCTGAGATCCTCCAGGGCCGAGCCGTTATTTTGATTTTTCGCGATGTGAGCCGCGTAGCCGATGCTCAAGCCGAATCGTTTGCACGCCTCCATCACCTTAAATTGAGCCACGCGCTTCTTTTCCGTGGACGCATGCATCTGGGCGTTGAAAGCCGCTCCATGCTGGCCGAGCAGTTCAAGGAAGTGGCCTTCAATGATTCGGTAATCGTCCTGGCTGCAACAACGGAGCCCCAACTTTCCACACGAGAGAGCCACCTGCGCGTGACGCCACGCCCCCTCATCGCGCAAGAGTGTATCCGAAGGATCGTCCGAACCGTCGAACGTATTCCCGCTGCCGCGCGCCTTGGCGAGAGCCATGTTGAATGCCCGCCTGGCGAGCTGCGCCAGGTAAGCCTTTTGACCTTTAGTCAGCGGGGCGGCCATAGCTTTAGTGCAGTTGAATCCGATCATCCGCCATGATTTGGCCGATCACATGCAGCGTCAGCGGGTCGATATGGAACACGGGGGCACCGATCTCGATCGTGACAAGTTCCGTCTCGCGATCCTGGCGCGTGAACGTCGCGGTGCCGGTGCAATTGAGGTCTTCCACCTCGATCTGTTTGTAAGGGTACTCAGGCATGTGCCACCGTCGCTTTCATCCGGGCGCGATATCCACGGGCCATCCGCAGCGCCTCGGCGCGGGTGCGGCTGTGTGGCCCGAAATAAACCCGCTTCATGGTCGGATGCGTCCAGGCCGTGGAGACAGCAAAGCAGTAGCGCGGGCGGTATTGCGTCCACTTTACCGTCTCGCTGATCCCAACCAGCCCCGTGTTGCTGCGCGCATGGGAAGGCCAGCGCTGGTTTTTATAGAGGGCCGGACCGGATGCGATCAGGAATTGATCACGCAAGCGCAGGGCATGATTCAGCGCGTCCGAAGAGGATTTGGCCACACTGGCGCGGAATGTCATCGGCCCGCGCCGCACGCGCACAATATAGAGGCTGCCATCATCGCTGATGTGCAGCGGGAGAGTCTTGGAACCGCGGGGCTTGGTCTCACCAACAATCACGCTGCCCCCTTCCTGGCCTTCTCAATGGCCGTGATGTGCTCAACACACTGCTCGATGTCCAAGCCGCCCTTGGCGGCCTTGGCGCGGCGTGCAAATCGGGTGATGAACTTCCAGTTGGCGCTGTAAGGGGCCATCTCAGCCAGCTTGGCAACACACTTCTCAGCCGTGTCCAGGTCCGTAAACTTCACACCACGACGCTCTAAAAACTTCGTGATTTCCGGCGGCTGCGGTGAGGGAATGCGGATCCGCTCGTAAAGGCGATTACCTGTGAGCTGGATGGCGTCCTCATAGCTCTTGCTTTCGAGCCGGCGGAAAATTGTCGGGATGACCCCCAGAACAATCACCGTCGGCGTCTGGTTGATGATACTCTTGAGCAGGTTCAGGCAAGACGGCCCCATCTCCTGGCCTTCATCTATGATCAGGATCCGCTTGCGCTCATTCAGGGCGTCAAAAAGCTTCTTCTTCCGAGCTGCAAACGAAACCGGCAGGGAGTCCGCGGCGGAAGCCTTGTTTTCCGCCCCGTCGGATTTCTCTCCATATTCCCGCAAGCGCGCGACTTCCAGGAGGTCCCCGGCCATCACTGTGAGCGGGTTGTTGCCAATCTTCCAACCCCCATGCGCCTCGGTCCTGATTGCAGCATTTCCAAACTCGCGCTCAACCAATCCCAGCGTCTCGGTTTTGCCGCTGCCGGTGGGGCCTTCGATGATAACCAGGTGATCGTTGCCCTTCTCGAGGTACGCTTCCTTGACCGCCAGCAACGTCTGGCGCACATGCCGCAGATCGTCGTAGATCGCGCCGGCATCCGGATCCGGCTTGATGCGTGTCAACTCCAGGACGCGGGTGTAGTTTTGAAGCTGCCGGTCAATATTGAGTTCGGCGGTGTCACCGCTGAGAATGTTCTTATAGGTCTTGCTGGAGCCAAGGCCGGCGAACTCACGGCACAGGCCCGCATCAGAGAGGCCGCGACGGTCCTGATAGTCCTTGATCTGTTGAGCTACTTTTTTAAGTTCGGTGTGCATTTGTGCATTTCATGGGGTTGAGGGTTACAGAAAATCCAGGGCGCACTCCTCGCCGGCCAGGGCCGCTTCACGCTCCTTCAAGTCAGAATCTCGCGAGCAGCGTTCCGCGGTGGAAGAATTTAAGGGCTTGGTTTCAGCAACCTGTGGTTGCCTACTTCGATCCGGTGCCTCCTTCTCCTGGTGATTCTGCTCGCGAGAAATCTTTATCGCGTTGGCTACTCCATCCCGCTCTTCGCTGGCGGCGTAGCCGTGGCCGCCCGGCACGATCGCGCGGACCTCGCGCCGCAGAGCCGCCGCGGCCTGCTGGCGGGCCAGCCGCCCGGCATTGGCGGGATCATCACCCCAGCCGAGCACCAGGCGCGCATAACCGGCCAGCTCATTGATCTGCTGTGCCAGCCCCAACACCTTGCCGGCGGGCTCGCCAGAGAACGGCTCCGCAAGAACCAGCATTGCGTGGCAACGGGGGGCGGTGGGGTCGAAATGACAGCGGACCTTCGCGCCGTGATAATTCGGCAGCCAATTGGCGCTGAAATCAAACGGCACGCTCAAATCTTCAAAGAGGGGCACCTTTCCGCCCACCAACATTCCCCTCACGGTCCAGGTGCGCTGCCACGGACTGAATAGCCATTCAGTTTCGACGGCCAGGCGATCGCCGGGCTGTCGCGCTGTCCACGCCTCTTCTGGGATCCACCTGCCGATGGCGCTGTTGACAGGCGTTCGGTTCTTCTCCGCGACAGCCGCGTCGAAAGCTGCGATTGCATCTCCCAACATTGGAAAATGGCGGCGCGGATTCCGGCTGCCACGCTGACAGGCAACCAGTAAGTCATTGGCGGCTTCATGCTCTCCACGGAACCGGCCAACATGAGCGTCGGGGAAGTGCACCGAAAGCTTGGTCCAAAGGGTGTTGAACAGCCCTTCGATGTGCGGCTTTTGGTGCGGGCTCCACACTGTGTGCAGTTCGATGTCAGCGGCCGCAAGCGCTGCCTTCACCAGGTTGCTCTTCCATACACCCTGTTCAAAGTGGGCACGTTTCGGTTTGCCGTGCTGGAGGCAATGGGCACGGACCAGGGCCAGCGCATCTTCGCCGCGGTAACTGCCGCGCGGGCGCATGGTGTAGCTGTAGGCGGTCACGTAGCCCCTCGCCGCATCAATGGACACGAGCCATTGGAACCGGCCAACCTTTACACCGTATTTGTCGCTGCACGGATCCCCACCCAGCGTCCAGGGCACGCACACGGGGAAATTGATCGTGGCATCGTCCGCTTCGATCACTTCGCCGACCATTGGCGGCCGTCGCTCACCCGTCCTGGAATCGTGAATGAAAAACATAGAGCCGGGCGCGCACAGGTAATCAAGCGCGGCGTTTGTCGGGTGGCGATGCTGGCGGACGATGGCTGTTCGCGCTGTGATCTGGCGGGCGATCCGCTCTGTCACGAGTGATTGGCCGGCCTTCTCCCGTGCCAGGATCTGATCGCGCAATTCCGCGGGGCACACTGGAGTTTCCTGGGCAGAAACCGCCGCTAAAAACTGACCGGTAACTTTACGGGTCCAGCCAGGGGGCAGACACGGCAACGATATGACGCGGCGTATAGATTCAGGCACGGAACCGCCGTTTTCTGTTCGATTGGTGAGGAGGTAGAAAAACCGGGCCGCAGGAATGAACCATTCCGGCACTTCAAATGTGATCGGCGCGCCTGCCGCGCGGCGCTGTGGCAAGAGCCCGGCCACGCCCTCGCGCTCAAACCTGGCCAGTGGTGAATCCGGACCGCTGAACCAACTTCCTGACTTGCCCAATCCCGCTGCGGCCTGGCGCAGCGAGAAGCCCTCGCCGGTCATGCGCTGGAACTCCCGGCAAATTGCCGCCTTGGCCTCCGCCTCTTTCCAATCGTAATCTGTAACTTCCAGAGGGCGGTCAATGCCGGACTGCGGAGTGGTGTTTACATGAGGCAACCCAATGGCGTAACCCTCGCCATCGCGGGACAGCTCAGCCCGCGGTACCCGTTCGGAGGTTTCTTCCGACACCATACCCGCCTCCACATCCGGCATTGAGCGCACCCTGGAATCAAATGGCGCCGGCAACCCGGTCTCTGGTTCGGCCGGCGCGGAAATTTCACCATCGACCATTGGAAATCGGCTGTTCATTATGCCTTCCTCGCTTTCAGCCGGTCCTTGAGCGCCTCGATGGCGACAACGCACACTTCATCAGGCCACGTCTGGAAGGTGAACGGTTTGCGGTTACGCCCGCGCAACGTCACCGCATCCCCGAGGATTGAAGCCCTCAGCACGTCCTTCACCTCGGTGCGCTGCGTCTCAGTCATGCCCTTCCAGTGCCCGAAATGCGTCCCCATATCCTTGAGCTTCACCGCGACGAAAAGTGGAAAATCCTTACGGTCGCCGCCGGCGCCGCCCTTGGTCTTGCCGTTGATCGCCCGATCCACACGCGAGGCCGAATCACCCTCCACAAAGACCCCAGCCAGGCATTCTTTGATCGTCTTGTCCGACGTAAAGTCGAACCATTGCTGTTTCCACTCGCGCTGATTCTCGGACAGTTCAGCCTCCGGCATCGTGAGAATCTGTGATATTGAAATCGTCTCAACGTCGATCGCGGCCGGGATTGGCGGCAGCGCCCTGATGATATTGCCTGCCGCCATCATCCATCGCTGGGCGGTGTCTTCGGACATGTCCGGAAAATTATCACGCAGCCACTGCAGGAAGGCTCCATGGCCGACTGCCTCCTTAAACTCAGCCATGAGCTGGCCAGCCACAAAACACTTTTGCCGCGCATCCTCAACAGATCTCAGGGCTTCAGCCACAGCGGCAGCTACGCGTTTCCCAGCCAACGCCGGTGTGACATCGATGATTTTGGTCAGAGGTTGTTGCTTTCTGGTTGTTTCCATAGTGGAGTTCATGTCGTTGATCAGATTTAAATTAGCTCTTGATGAAGCGCTTTATTTCTCGAAGGAGCCACCGCACCTCACGCACCTGCCATGCAATAACGAAGGCGACAATGAGGATGGCGTTGACGGCGAAGACGCCGAAGACAACTTTAAAAGTAGTACTCATTGCGGTTTCTCCTCATCGTTCCGGTCGAGACCCGCGATGCGAGTTCGTAATCGAAATGAGTTCCAGTTGGCGGTCGGACTGATCCAGGAGGATGGCGGCGTCGCGGATATCGTGGGCCTCCTCCACGTCGCCAATGAGATTGAGCATCCCCCGGAGGTAGTGTCGCGCATCAGGCAAGTTCATCTGGCGCGCCAGCTTTATGCTCTCGGAGACAAAATACTGCGTTGACTCAGGTTCTGACATTATTGGCCTCCAGCCATGCCCGGATGCGGGGGCACTGACCGCGCGCGGCAAGGCGAAAAGAATTGGGATGACAGCCACAAGCCAGAGCAGCGCTTCGAACGGTCGTAAAAGTACCGATTAATTGCCCTTTGACTTTCGCCCATTTCCGTGTTTCATTGTCTTGACTGTGACTAGTCATACCATGACTATCGGTTGTCATGGTATGACGGTCAACACTTTTTTTAAAATATTTTTGGGGATGAATCAGATGAACTTTCCGAGGCAGGCAGAGGAACTGCGGGCGCTGCTCGATGAAAGCCATTTGACCCTGGACAAGATCGCCGATCTTTCCTTTGTCAAAACGGAGACGCTCCGGAAATATCTAGGGGGATATCAGAAATGCGGAATGCGGACGCTGCAACAGATCCGGCGCGCCGTACGCGGGGAGGTTGACCGCATGCGGCGCGCGGCGGAGGTCGGTTTGCCTGGCGCCACTGAAAAACATGATAAGGCGATCGCCGTTGCTGGAAGATTTTTAGAACTCCCGCCAGGAAAACAGGAGCTCGCCGAGGATCTCATTGATTCACTGCTTCAGGGAAGCGGAGGGGGCCGTCCGAAGCGGCCTAGTTCTTTGAAAACTTCGCCAAACACCGGAGACATTTTTGCATCTGAGAGTCGCGCGCTAACGAAGGGGTCGCCTGACACCAAGCGAAAAGTATCAAAGCGCGGCGGGCGTGCCTCCGGGCGAGCGCCAGGCGTTGCTTCGCGGACAACTTATTCACCAAAGCCCTCGTCTGAGGATCCAAGGAATCGTCCCGGTGAATCATAATCATACGCCTCGCCCTAAAATGCGGTTCAATCTTGCCTGCGAGAGGTCGGGTTTGGCAATGGGGAAATCAACCCATAAGTTGTCATTTTCTGTGCTTCCGTTGGTGTACACTTTAAGGGACAATTTCAAATACCGCATCGATGCGGTATTTGCGTATTTACTCACAAATATCAAAATGAAGACCCATTCAGAGGCCAATTCAGACCCATTCAGAGGCCAATCCAACTATTGTGGTTTTGTGAAGGTTATGGTGCTCTTTTTTTGGCTTTGCTCATTGTGTCTCTGCCCGGCTCAAAGATTTTCAGTGGCGGGGCTGGATCGGGACCCATGGCGGATTGTGGATGGGGTGACGAATCAAACTTCGCCGCAGTGGGTTAATTTTTCGGGTGTGATTTCGCAGGTTGTACCTGATGGGCTCCTTATTTGTGGGTGGTACGGTGATAATGACGTTCTGGATTTTCCCGACGGTCGGGATTTTTTCTTGGTGAACTTTCCCTATCAGGTTTCGGCAGATGACAGGATTTGGCCGCAGAGTCACTATGTCGCAAAACCAGTTGGAACATACACATTTACCACTGTGCTTGGTGCCAGCAGAACCCTCAACAAGCTTGATTATGGAATTATTTCAACTCCTCCTCCACCACGTCCTTTGACTCCTGAAGAGCAGGCTATTGTCAAGGCCGCCTCTGCCAAAAGGAAGAAGGATGCCGCCAGTGCAGCGTTGAAGTTCAACCAAGATTTGGCAGCCAAAGGAGATGCTTATGGTCAGCTCCGTATGGGTGAGAGGTATCGCGATGGAGATGGCGTCCAGAAAGACCTGGTCAAATCTCATGATCTGCTTTTGAAGTCAGCCGCTCAAGGCGACCAGACCGCGGCCATCGCTCTTGAAAAACTGCCTCCGCTGTAGCCCAGCGCCGGCCTCGCTGAAAGCGCGCGATCGGTCCGCGCGGTCGCTGTAAAAAGCTCGCTCTGGAGACCCATTCTGATGACCCATTCTGATAATTACCTTGGAAGTTGTGTCCTCAGAAGGCTGTATCCCCTTGTTAATAGGCCTTATTGGGACCAAAAAGCCTCTGTTCTGATCATTGCCTTGTGTGCCCAAACACCGTCGAAAACCCGAGGCTCCGGGACGGAGATTGAA